ATTGGGCATAGAGAGATTGCCGAACCACAAAACCGCTTGGCTTGGTTTGAATGGTGTCCAGCATTAGATGAATTTGATTACTTAGATGAAGAAGTTTGGTATCAAGCAATTCCATCATTGCATGAAGAAAAGGGTGTGCTGATAGATGCCGTGCGTGAAGCGGCGGCAACTAATAGCCCGGAAATTTTTACAAAAGAATGGTTGAATGTGTGGCCATCCCGAGATGCGGTTCAGGTTATCAATACCGAACTTTGGGATTCTTTGGCAAGAACAGATATTACGGTGGGCAATAATGTTGTCTTTGGCGTAGATATATCGCGTGAGCGTGATCGGGCTTCAATTGCAGTATCAGGCTTAGTTAGAGATTACACGCCTATTGAGTTGATTGAATCCAAAGAAGGTACATCATGGGTGTTGCCACGGTTAGTTGAGTTATGCAAAAAACATAATACTAAAGTGGTAATAGATACCGGTTCGCCAGCGGCATCTTTGATAGTTGAACTAGAAAAACAAAATATTGGCGTAATGTCCATACATTTACGCGATTATGCTAGAGCCTGTGGTTCTTTTTATGATGCAGTGCAGGCTAAAACTATATGTCATTTAGATGATCCTAATTTAAGAGCGGCCATTATGGGTTCAACTAAAAGACCGTTGGGTGATTCATGGGCATGGAATCGCCAAAGCACAACAAACATCACGCCACTTGTAGCGGCTACACTGGCACGCTATGGAGTAGTAACCAAAATAGAAGATATGCCGGTGGCAAGGAGTAAAATCTACTAATGAAATATTTACCATCCGCTTTACAGGTATTAGGTTCTTCAGTAATAATTGCAGGTGTCGCAACATATAACCCATTTGTGGCGGTAATATTGGCAGGTGCATTTTTAGTTTTATTTGGTATTGCTTTGGAAAACAGAGGTAAATAATGCTTGGCCGATTGCTTAAAAGACAAATACAACCATCCTTAGTTTATACATCATCAGGTTATGTAGATTCTTTAGGCCGCGTTGGCAGATTTTTTGAAGGCAATTGGGCGGGTGCTTATGTAGATCAAAATACTGCACTGGGCATACCTGCTATCTATCGCGGTATAACTTTAATTAGTGATGCTATTGGTGCATTGCCATTGTGTGCATATCGCAACAAGCGAGAAGTAAAACCAACACCACAAATTTTAATGAGGCCAGTACCAACTGAAACCCGAATGGAAACAATTAGCGCAATGGCCGCCGCTTTAATTATTCATGGTAATTATGTTGCGGTATTGGGTGAACCAGGCGTTAATGGATTGCCGGAGAGCATCTACCCTGTTTCACCTGATCGCGTACAGGTAGCGCGTAACAATGGAAGAATTGTTTACACTATTGATGAGCGCACTTATGATCAATCAGAAATTATGCACATTAAAAATTTTACATTACCAGGTGATTTAGTTGGTAAAGGAATCCTTGCAGTAGCCAAACAAGCATTAGGTAAAGAAATTGCAATCAATGAATATGCATCAAGATATTTTGATGGTGGCGTAAATCCAACTGCCGTTATTAAATCTGCTAATCCGGATTTAACCCAGGAAGAAGCAGATGCATTAAAGAGCGCATGGATGGCAATGTACTCATCACGCAATAGATCGCCAGTTGTTATGAACTCATCAACTGATTTTGAAGTGTTAAGTAGCAACGCGGCAGAATCACAATTGGTAGAGGCTCAAACAGCCGGGCTAACAGAAGCGGCAAACATTTTAGGTTTGCCACCATACTTCTTAGGATCACCTAATTCTAGCCGTACTTATTCAAATGTTGTAGAAGAAAATTTACAATTGATTAAGTGGTCAATCCAGCCAATAGCCGAAAGAATAGAAGCGGCATTTTCTGACCTACTTGTCCGGGGTCAAACAGCGGCATTTAAATATGATTCATTATTAAAAACAGATACAGCGAGCAGATATAATTCTTATGCTGTGGCATTATCCAGTGGATTCTTAACAGTAGATGAAATAAGAGATTATGAAAATCTTGATCCTATGGATTATGAAGAAGGGGATGAAGAAGAAGAACAAGAAGAAGATGAATCATTACAAAGTGATGCGGTAGATACAGTAGAGGATGAAAACTATGTTGGATGAAAAAATGCAAAATAGAAGTTACTCTGTAAATTTAGAGTTGCGTGCCGCCGGTGATGGTCGCACTATTTTTGGTATTGCTGTGCCATACAACAAAGAACAACGCATTACCAGCACAATGATTGAAGTATTTAGAAAAGGTGTTTTTGCGGAAGTTATCAAAGCACCACACCGGGTAAAACTTCTTAGGGGTCATGGTGAAAACAATGTGCTAGGCCGTGCCACATTACTTAGGGAAACAGATGAAGGCCTATATGCTGAATTTAAAATTTCAAAAACGCGTGAAGGTGATGAAGCGTTAGAGTTGGTTAAAGATGGGGCATTAGATCAACTCTCTGTTGGTTTTATGCCAATTAAAAATAAGAAAAGACCTGATGGTGTAATGGAGAGATTAAAGGCACATTTAGCAGAAGTATCACTTGTTACTTTTGGCGCATACGGTGAACTAGCGAGCGTTACAGGCATGAGAGATGGCCAACCGCAATTAACTCCTAGATTAGATGAGGCAAGGAAAATATTAAATGCCATACAGCGTAGTAAATAACCATCCTGATTGTGAAGGTTATGCGGTTGTAAAAACTGATAACAATGAACTAATTGGCTGTCACAAAACGCAAGCCCAGGCTGAAGATCAATTAACTGCAATCAATATTTCAGAGTTTGGCGAAAACAGGGCTGAAGGTTATGCGCCTAATGCGGCAATGAAAAGTGAAGCGCAAAAGGGTTTAGATTGGCGCAGTGAATTTGGTAGAGGTGGTACAGAAGTTGGTATTGCCAGGGCTAGAGATATTGTTAATGGTAAAAACTTGCCTTTGGAAACCGTAAATCGCATGGTGTCTTTTTTTGCGCGCCATGAAGTAGATAAGAAGGCAGAAGGTTTTAATCAAGGTGAAGATGGCTATCCTTCTAATGGTCGTATTGCCTGGGCATTATGGGGTGGGGATGCCGGAAAATCATGGGCTGAAAAAATTGCTAATCAAAACCGTAATGAGGAAAAAACAAGATTTAACACGGCATTACAAATACTGCAAGATTTAAAAAAAGAGATATAATTTTGATAAGTCGTAGAACACCTAACCCCGATTACCGGCGCGTTACACCTTCTCACTACAAAAACTACTAATAGGAGAACCATGTCAAACACATTTCTATCTTCTCTACGCGAGAAGCGCGAATCAAAGACATCTCTCATTCAGGCAACTTTAGACCGTGCCGCAGAAGAAGCACGCGATCTATCAGAAGTTGAGTTGGCTAATGTTGAAGCCCTTAACTTGGAGATTAAAAAGTTGGATGAGCGAATTGAGCAGATGAGCGATATTGAAATTCGCAATCAGAAGGCCGCAGAGTTAGCCGCTAAGGTTGATGCTAATGTTGAGCCAAAGAAAGAAGCACGCGCTGGTGGCTTTATTGTTACAAGCGAACAACTTACTTACTCAGAGAGATCAGGCAATGATTTCTTAACAGATGCTTTAAAAGCACAATTTAAAACAGATGGTGATGCCAGTGCTCGCATTGCTCGCCATCAACAGGAAATGGCAATTGAAAAGCGTGCAGTTGGTACATCCAATTTTGCAGGCTTAGTAGTGCCACAATATCTAGTTGATCTATATGCACCATTAGCACGCGCTGGTCGCCCTTTTGCTGATGCCGCACGCAAGCACCAACTACCTACACAGGGAATGTCAGTAGTTATCTCTAAGATCAACACTGGTACAACCACTGCATATCAGACATCACAAAACACTGCCGCAGTATCGCAAGATATTGCAGACAACACCCTGACCGTCAATGTAAACACAATTGCCGGCCAACAATCAGTATCTAAGCAAGCATTACTACGCGGATACAACATTGAGGGAATTGTTTTGGGTGACTTGATCCGTGATTACCACACCAAGTTAGATAACTCACTTCTTAATGGATCAGGATCAAACGGTCAGCCATTAGGACTTCTAAATATGACAACTGGTGTTCTTGTAACTTACACTGCTACAACAGGTACAGTTGCAGGTTTGTATCCAAAAATTGCAGATGCAATTCAACAGATTCAAAGCAACATTTATGTCAATCCAAATGCAGTAATCATGCACCCACGCCGTCTAGGATTCCTATTGGCCGGTGTTGATTCATCAAACCGCCCATTGATTGTGCCACAGGCATATAATCCAATGAACGCAATGGGTACAGGCAACGGCACACCTACATACGGTAACTCAGGTTACTCAATTCTAGGATTGCCAATTATCGTAGATGCAAACATTGCAACAAATGTTGGCGCAGGTACAAATCAAGACACAATCTTTGTGGTTGATTTGAATGAAACCCATCTATGGGAAGAAGCCGCCGCACCAACCTATGTAACATTTGAAGAACCAAATGGCAAGGTTGCGATCAATATCGTTCTGTTCGGTATGTCAGCATTTACCGCAGAGCGTTATCCAAAGGCTGTTGCACAAATTAACGGTACAGGTTTAGCGACACCAAGTTTCTAAACTAAATAAGTTTCCAGGCCGCTACCCTTCCAGTGGCCTGGATTCTAACTATGATCGGTATTTAAAGAATGGAGTTTGTCTAATGTCCCAGGACAATGCAGGATTTGGATACCGATCATGGCTATAACAAATGGTTATGCAACACTAACTCAGATTAAAAATTACATGTCTATATCAGATAACACTGATAATGACTTATTAGAGGATTTGATTGAATCAGCATCACGCTCAATTGATCGGATTGCTAATAGAAGATTTTATTTAGATGCCAACGCATCCGCACGGCTTTACCGTGCGTACTCAGACATTTTTGTTTATGTAGATGATATTGGTACAACATCAGGATTACTAGTTGCTTTAGATATAAATGGCAACGGCACATACACTAAAACTTTAACTTTAAATACAGATTATATTTTAGACCCATTGACCGCATCCTCTTTAGGTAGGCCTTTTACTCAATTAACAATGGTGTCTAATACCGAATCATGGCCAATATTTCCAGGGCTAACTCAAAATGGATTACGCCCAGGCGTACAGGTAACTGCAAGATGGGGTTGGCCGTCAGTGCCGGATGATATAAATATGGCTTGTTTAATATTAACTGCCGATCTATACAAGCGCAAAGATGCCCCGGGTGGAATATTAGGATTAGGTGATTTAGGCGTTGTTAGAATGTCACCAATAGGTCGGGATGTAACCGCAATGGTTAGAGCGTACAAAAAAGAAGTTATTGCATGACCCCAAGCACCGTTAGAGATAATTTAAAAACCGCATTGCAAACTATAAGCGGATTGCGTGTTTTTGATTATGTCCCGGATTCTACAAACATCCCAACTAACAATGCTTTTGCAATTGTTGGCCAATTAACTTTAAATTATGATTTTACATTAAATAGAGGATTTGATTCTGCTACCTGCCAAATAATTGTTGTTGTAGGTAGAATGAGTGAAAGAAATGGACAAGAGAGATTGGATGGGCTACTTGCCTCATCCGGTTCAACTTCAATTAAAACCGCAATTGAGGCTGATAAAACATTAAGCGGTGCTGTCCAAACGCTCAGGGTTGTGTCTGCAAGCCCTGGCACAATTACATCCGCTAATATTGATTACCTAAGTTATCAATATTCGGTTGAGTTGATAGGTTAGTAACGAAAGGAAAAATATGGCCATATTTATGGGTAACAAAGTTGCCGTGATTGTAGGTACTACAACTATCAGCGATCATGTCAGCACTGTAAGCCTTGCACGCGAAATTGACCAGGTTGAAATCACAGCCATGTCAGATAATGTACAGAACATGATAGGCGGGATTGAACGCCCAACACTATCGCTAGAACTTTACAATGATTTCGCGGCGGCTTCTGTAAACTCACTATTTGAGGATGCATTAGGTACTAAACTGAATATCAAATTGATACCAGTTGCAGGTACAGTTTCAGCCACAAATCCAAGTTATACAATGTCATGCTTGATCGCATCTTGGACACCTGTTAATGGTGCAATTGATAGCGTAGCCTCTGTATCTGTATCGCTTCCGGTAACTGCTTTAACAAAATCAACAAGCGCGTAATAAAGGAAAGGTGGGACAATGCATAAGATTGAAATTGTTAAAAAGGATGGTAAAAAACTTAGTTATGATCTTACGCCATCTGTAAAGGTGGCTTTTGAAGCCGAATTTAAAACAGGGTGGCGTAAGAGATTAACTGAATTACAAATGGAATCTGATTTGTGGTGGTTTGCCTGGCGTTTAGAAAAAGATGCCAGCAAAACCGATCTACCCTTTGGTGATGAATATATCAATCAATATTCAGATGTTGATTTGGTATATGATTCAAAAAATGGATAGACCGACACGGCTCAATATATGAAGTCGCTACCGTGTCGGTAGCCACAGGTATTAGCCCTAAAGATTTATTAGAGGTTGATCCAGCGATTTAT